TGATGTTGGCGTAGTTCCTGTAGCACCGTTACACCAAATTCCACCTGTAACATTCACAAAGTTACTGGTAAAAGTTAATGATGAACTACCCCCAATAGTATCAGCAGCTGTTCCAACAGGAATTTGTCCAAGTGCGATTGATCCTCCGATTGTTCCGCCACCTCCGCCACCGCTTGCTGGTTTTTTAATTATTCCGAAAGATGACATACATTTAAAATTAATTAAGCGGTTCCAACTACTAAATCAATTTGCATTAATGAGCCTGTAGCATCAGCTCCTGTTCCTTTTGCGCTAATTTTGATATAGCGATCTTTTACCTCAATCGGTAATCGGTAATTTCCTGAAGCGGCATAACTATGCTCCAATACTTTTTCAATCGATGTTCCAAATGTAGTGGTAAGATCAGCGATCGATTCTTGATAATAATTTGTTTTATCATTTGAGAACTCAATTTTTACCTGCCCACTTGTTAAAGCTCCAATGGTAAAAGAGATATAAAGTACTAATTGATTTTGATCTTCTACTAAAACTTCTGGTCCAATAACAGTTCCTACCACATAACTTCCTGTTAAAATTGTTGAGCTTCTTACTGGATATATGTTGTAATCTTGATAATTAACTTTTCCCATAAAATAAAATAAATAATTAACTTAATTCACCCTCCGTTTAAGGAGAGTGAAAAAACTAACTAAGCAGCACCAACAACGTACACAAGAATAATATCCATTACACCTGCAGTTAGAGCAGCTGTAGCGATAGTGACAGTTATCTGGCCAGCAGCTGACAATTTCACATATGAAGCAGCAGTAAATACTGGTTCCATTGCAAGTTGTCCTGTAGTAAACGAAGCAACTGCAGTAGCGTTTAAAATAGATGTTGTAGAGGAACCAGCTGATGTTCCGATTGCAACAGTAGCTGAGCCACCAGAAGTTAATTGAGTAGTAACGTTAATTGTTCCACCAAGAATAATTGCATTAGCTGGTAATGTGGTATTTCCTGCTAAAGTAATAGTAGAAACAGCTCCACCATCAGTTGCAAAAACATATCTAGCCTGTGCATATTGCATTAAACCAGTTCCCGTAGTTGCAGGAGCTCCTAATGTTGTAACAGATGATCCATCATCATAAACAAGTTTATTCGAAGAATTTGCATATAATATTTTCTCACCTGAAGTTGTGGTAGGAATTGTGTCAGGGGTTTCTAATCTTAAAACACCATTTCTAGATTTAAGATTTAAACCACTGAGATCTGTATACTGACGTTTATTATATTCAGCCATAAAATTTGTAACTCCAAGGGGGAGTACTTAGCGACACAATGCGCAGCTTCTCCCCCCTATCGGAATTTATTAATTAAGAGTTAAGCTTATGCAGCATTTGTATTTTTTGATCCAACAATACTTCGGGCATCATTATGTCCAACGTCAAACATCATGGTTGACTTGTATTGAATTTCTCCAGTTTTAAAGACTACATTTGGTCCCTCAAGTTCAATTCCTTGAGATTCTTTATATTGCAAACCAAACTCATCACTTTTCATTGAAGAATCAGTCATCCACCAATAAGCGGTATTAGTTGTAACGTAAGGAAGTTCGATTACATTAAATGCAATAGAATTTCCACCGTACATTGTTACAGCAGAATCATTATCAGCAGAACCAGGAATAGATTTTAGACCACCACGTTTCAAACCTTCCAAGATTTCTTGAGCACGGAAAGCAACAGAAGAACCACGAGTACAAATTAATGTATCAAGCATGATATCCATTTTCTGCCCTTTAGGGTCAAGAATTAAAGAAGCAGTACGATGAGCTGCTTTAACAGCGTCATAATCAAAATCCATGTTTACTGTTACACCATCAGTTACTCGGTTATTCCAGTTAGCACCACCATCTTCACGAGTGTGGGCGTTAGAAATCATTGCAACTCCGTCTCCACCAGAAACAGTTACAGCATATGTACCGCTGTCATCAGTTTTGTTGAATGAAGTATTAAATGATTGATCTAAACGATCAGCACAAAAAACTTCACGATAACGCAAACAAGCGTTCTTTAAAGCTTTTGCAACTTTTTCTAGATTTCTTTTTTTAATACCAAATTTCCACATTTGTTTGGTAACTGGTAAGAGTTTTCCGAATTCAACCTGAGTATATGTTTTGTCATATCCCTGAACAGGAGCTTCACTTGTAATCACAGAATTTTCTACGATACGAGCTGCTTGACCCATTCCAGAAAGAGAAGAATCTTTTAAGAAACGATCTACCACGCCAGTTTCAACGTTGTAGTATTTGTCAAAATAAGTTTTTTTCTCTAGTTCTGTTTGTTTTAAAAATATTTTTTGTATTGCAACGTCTGTTAAGTCCGCTGCATCACCAAGAGTAAGTAAAGCCATATAAAATTAGTTAACCTGGGTTGCACCAGATCCGTAGATAATATTTCCAAGCAAACGTCGGTCAGTTGTTTCACCTGCATATCCACGTTGAATAAAAGACACAACTACGGTGTCGACATCAGCACCAGTATTGTTTACCGTACTTGCGTTAGTTAAAGTCATACGATCACCATTATGAGTTGCACTAGCATCATTAGTTCCAGTAGCTTCCCAAATTTGATTTGGTTGAACGATAACCGCTTTAACTGTTGTAGCACTTGCTGTAACAGCTTCTTGAGCAACAGCTTTCATTTGCCAACATTCCAAAGAACTAGTTGCAAGAACCCATGTAGTTGCTCCTTTGTTAAGCATCAACATGTCACCAACAGCAACAGTAAGTGCGCTAATTGGTAGTTCCTCCATTACATCTCCTTGATAAGGATTTCTAACGAGTTTAAACATAAATTTAATTTAAAATTTCTTTAATATCACTTTCAGACCATCCCATGGCACGATACTTTTCCATTGTAGAATCATCTGATTTAAGCGTTGTAGTTCCTTTACCTAATCCACTACTACCTGTAGCCGCAGCATTTGCTTTGGCTTGAATAGTAGTAATATTTTGTTTTATTTTTTGACCACGTTCTGTTTCAACCCAAGATTTTGAAACTTCTTCATGAGCTTTTTCCAACAACTTTTCTACTTTTTCAGGATGTTGTTGCCAGTTAAACAAAGAAAATTCTTCCATTAATATTGACCATTTTTGATCATTTATTGGTGTTCCAGGAGCATATTCAGGATGTCGAGCTATAAAAGATTCTTTTTGAACTTCTACAGAATCTTGCACAAGATCAGTTTGTCTAACAAAACCTAAATGTTTTGCCACTTTTTGAAACGCATTGATTTGATCTTCGTCTACCCCTAATTCTTTAAGTTCATCTAAATTTTGTTTAGATTCTTTTGGGGCAGAACGTTTTTCATATTCTTTCAAACGTTGACTTTTAACTGTGTAATCAGGCATGAAAGTATCAATATTAAATCCTGGCATTTTCTTTTCCCATTCTTTAATTTTTGATCCTTTGTTTACAATTTCTTGTAATTCCTCATTACTAAATTCCTGCTCTCCGATTTTTACTTTTGAAGGAGCTTCAACTTTTTTTTGGATAGATTCTTCTTGTATTTCTTCCTGCTCTTCATCATTATCTTGCTCTTGGATTTGTTCTTCTTGTTCAACAACATCTTGGGATTGCTCACTTTCGATTTCTTCGGTGAGTTCTTTATCAACTGGTGTTGGTTCAGAAGAATCATTGTTACTAAAATCAGGGTTGTTTCTTACGATGGTCATATTTGACTTCTGTTTATGGGATTGGTCTTACGACTTCCCCTGACCAGATTGGTCATAAATAAAAATAGTCCACAGATGATGGACTATTTAAAAGGCTACAAAGAGAAAACCCTTGCGAGGAAAACTCTTTGATGGCCTTATAAGAAATCCACCAAAAAATGCAAGGGTTTTAAATTGTATAAAATATTATTTTTTCTTTAGCATCATTTTTGTTACTTTTTCTTTTGTTTCTTTAAAGTTTTCTTTTTTTCCTTCTTGTTTATTCTCACTCTCCATTTCATGTCCACAAGTAGGACAGCTTTTTGATTTTTGCATATTATTCCATTGTTACTTTAGTAAGTTTTATTTTAGACTTTCCAGCTTTGTTTAAAGCTATTGCCACTGCTTGCTTTTGTGATTTTCCACTATTAATTTCAGATTTAATATTTTTAGAAATTGTTTTTTGTGATTTTCCAGGTTTTAAAGTCATACAATTATAAAGTTTGTAATATATTACTTCCCAAAGATTTAATAATATTTTGTTTTACCAAAGCACACCACTCTTCTATTCCATTTACTCCTAAAGCATTCGATATAGTTTTGCTTCTCTCGTCAGGAACATCTTTAATCGCAGAATATTCAGGTGGAACAACTACAGTAAAAATAAATTGTGGCATATCAAGAGAAGGTTCACATCTAAATTGAAATTTTTCTCCTAGAATTTTTTTTGCTACGTTTAAATAATTTTGTGGTACATGCCAATTACTTTGATTATTTTCTATATAACTAGAAGTTTGTGTACCACCAATTTTTAAAACATTTTCACTAGTATAATCACTATTTTTTTCTAGCTCAGCTACTTTTTGAGTTAATTTTTGTACATTTGAAGCGAGATTTTGAATAATGTCTACCAGTTGGTTGTTGGTCTGTTCATTTTCACTAACAACTCCTTGAGTAGCCATTCCTTGCTCTTCTTCACTTACTATTTTCTTTGGTCTTCCTTTTGGCATAAAATTATATTTTAGAATAATTAAAGTCTATTGGTACTCTTTCTTTTCTCCATGCCACCACAAAATCACCTTTTTTAATATCTTTTTTGGCCTCTATCATAAGTCGGACAGGCACTTCTTTATATTCTCTAAATTTAGCATTTAAAAGCTTGTGCTGGTTATCTGCTTTAGTCAAAGCAAAAGTAATAGCTGCCATTTCTTCCTTTTTCAAAGCAAAACGTACTAATTCACCATTATCTGCTGTAAGTTCAAAAAACATTGCTGGATAATCCCCTTGTTCGTCTTTTTTAGAATAGATATCTACAGACTTTGTCTGATCATCAACTCGAACCAGACGAAAACCTTCTACGTTTTCAGTAAGTGTATTTTCTTCTTTTAATTCTTCGGGCATATTTTTGCAATAATTTTATCAAAATTAATGATAACTAAATCCTCTTCCTCAACCAAATCCTTATCTAATTTAGTACCACCCCATTCATCAAATAAAATTTCTTCTCCAACTGAAAACATTGATACTTTTTCACCTGTGCCAATTTCTATAATTTTTCCTGTAGGATATTTTTTAGGCTCTTGAGCTAAAACAATTCCAGATAGAGAAGTTTCTTCTTTATCTACTCTTTGTTTTATAACTATGCGGTCTCCTACTGGCAATATTTTACTCATAATGTTTTTCTAAAAGTTTTTTTAAATCGATTAATGTTTGTTTTTTGGCACAAAATTCTATCGACTGTCTCAAAGTTTCCCATTCATCATCCTTTCTAACTATTGTCTCAACACTTTCGATTATCAAGCGATCCAAAATCATAGTGATAAAATTTCCCCAATCATTCCATAACTGCATCAATCTTAATTTTTCTTGTTTAGAAAGCTGTATCATACTGCTGATTGAATAGCTCCAGCTTGGGAACTAATATTTGATAATTGAGCTCTTGGTATAACAGTTTGAGCGGTTTCAGGAGTCCCTACTGTTTGTCCCTGAATTGTTTCTCCACCTGGAGACCCTGTATTTGGTGAAGGCATAGCTGCTGGACTCATTGGCTGGTCAAATAACCAAGCTTCTGGTATCCAATCCTTTGGATTTTTATCAAATTCTTTTAAAATTGATTTTACAGAAGGTAAATAAGCTTGTAATAACATCGGGTTACTAGCCATTTGAGCGATAAGAGGAATAAGAATATTACCCATTTGTAAAATATCTTGTCTTTCTAAAGCTTTTGATTGTTCAATCATTGATTCAACTCGAATATTGACCTGTCCATCCCAATCAAGATAAGCTGGTTTAACGGAAAAAAATTGTTTTTTACTGGAAGTTTCAAAATTACCTTTATTATTTTCTAAATTCAGTTGAAATTCACGATATTTTAAAACATTAAATATTCCTTTTTCATCTACAAAATAACGATCCTTATCATCTTCAATATTTGCAATGTACGCAGCAATTAACTCAGGTTCAGCAATTGCAAAAACTTTGGGCACTGAATAAACCATTCTTTGTAATTTAATACACAGTTTCGCATCCCATTCTAAAGCAGACTTAATATTACGTAGTGGTACGCCTAAACGTTTTAAAGCACCCTCCTTGGCTTGGCTTACTTCAAAAGCTGTTTTTCCGGTAATTTCTCCACCTAAAGTACGATTAATACCCGTATCGTTCTCCATGTCTTTAATCAAATTTTCGAGCATGGTATATGAATCTCTTCCTGGTCCTGGCACTTCCATCCACGAGATATTCTTAGGATCAATTACCTTTTTACCTTTACCTGGATAAATACTAATTTCTTCTCCTCCCTCATCATCTAATTGTTCAGAATTAGAGTAAAAGAACATTTTATAAATTGATAAAATCACCTGATCTAAAGTCATGTTTCTTACTCGATCATACATAACTTTGTTGTAACGCATGATTTCATTGATCCCGATTCCATAAGGACACTTGGTACTACGTAGAGTCCAAAAAGTATCAATAAGAGATAGTTCTAAATCATCACGTAGTAAGGGAGAAGATTTGATGATTACACCGTTAGACTCAATAATAAATTTATTGGTTAGTCTGTTTTCATAAAAGAAAACCTCTGCTAAATCACTTGAAGTATAGTAGTTAAGATTATTTCTTTTGTTTTGAAGGTCTTCATCGTTATAAGTGGTATAAGAAAGTTTGTTGGCAATTTCTTCTCCCCACAAATTAGTTGCAGTTACTTTGTCATAGAGTTCTCGCCACATCCAATCACGCCTAGTGCGTGGTCGATTTGGTCTAGCACAATCATCAATCCAAACATCAAAAGGATCTAAAGCTTCAAAATATACATCATCAATATCTACAATATCCTTTTTCTCATATTCAAACTGATCATTCTCCAGATCATAACGTTTAATCACATCCATGTTTTTGCGCACTTCTTTCTTATAATATCTTCGAGCAGGTGACCAACCATATTTGCTAAGATTAAAGATATAGTTTTGTAATTCTTTTTTAGAACCCAAATTTACATCAGTCCAAGTGCGGTGATAAAGTTGTTCAATTAATTTCGTATTGGGCTCATATCTTTGTGAACCTGGATCAAAAACACCCTCAGGATTACGATCAAACAGAATAGATAAAGCAGTTTGAATCTTAATATAAGGATCATTAGAAGCATTCTTACTTCTCCACTCATCTCGCTCCAAACTTACAAAAGAACTCACTTCTGTTCTTTCGTTCTCAACCAAAACCTTCCGTTTAGGCGTACCTAATTCATGTGGAGCATAATCAGCATCAGCTTGTTCCCAAATCTTTTCTACACCCCAATTCTTGCGAGCATTCATCAACTCACTTTTACGTTTCAAGAATTCATTAAGTTCTGAATTGTCTGTTTTTTCTATTTTCTTAGACATATTTATACTTTATTGGCGTAAAAGTTAGATGAAATATCAAAGTTTGTTTTTTGCAATCTTTTAATTTTTTCCTCAATCGGATCAGTAGTTTTATTTTGTGGCACTAAATAATTTACTGCAAAGTATCCTAGCTGATCACATCCATGACTACTCCAATCGTGATAAGGTTCTTCACTAAATTCTCCCCGTTTATCATCCCAAGAATAATGGTAGTTAGTAATCGCATTCGTGAACTGTTCACATCTTTCATCTACCCATAATGTTCCAAGCAACCTTTTGGTAGCATGAATCTTATCGATTACAAATGATTTTCTCGCAAACATCTGCAAATGATAACCAAGTGTTTTAGTAGTTTTTTCACTCATTAAATCCTCAAATACACTTCTTCCCGTATTAAGCTGCCTATTCTGTCCAGCGGGATCACCATAACTCATCTGTAACTTATATGGCTTGTTTTTAAGCCATTCTACATAATGCTCTAATGGCTGATCAGTATTTTCGTAATAATCAATCAACCGTTCTTCCCGTTTCATTCCTCCTGTTAAAATTTGATAGATTCCAATTGCTGTTGCATCCCCAATCCCAAAGTCCCAAGCAGAATAAGTGGGTAAAAAAGGATCATAATCAATCTTTCTTAATCTTCCATCACCAACTAATTTGCTCCATTCTTTACCATATACCGCACCTTTAATGGCGGCACTCACCGACAAATACCATTCTTGTTGGTATTCATCTTCACTCATTATTCCCTGTTGAACCAATTTTCGATCATCTTCCAAAGCTTTCTTAAGATTCTCAATGGTCTCTCCTTCTTCGCTAGACAGTGTTGCATCAATGTCTTGCCAAAGGGCAAACCACTCCGTTGATCTTTTTCCTTGTTCATAGGTTTTAAATAAATGGTTCTTACCTTTAACTGTCCCAATCCAAATCGCATAACCATAATGATCAGCTAATGCTTTACTTATAATCTCACCAAAGATATTACTTGGTTGTTGAGAGTACTCATCAAATACCACTCCCCATAAAGCGATTCCACGCAATGAGTCTGGATTATCTGCCCCGTACAAACGAACTCTCGCACCATTTGGATAATCAACCCTAAGTTCGCTCTCATTAAATTTAACCCCTGGAATTTTACGGGCATAAGATTTTAAAATATCCCAAGCAATGTCTTTAGCTTGTTTATACGTTGGCGCAATGAAAGCAAATCTACTATTTGGTATTCTTAATGCATCACGTTGTAAATGATTCAATGTTGCTACTGTTTTTCCAGCTCTTCTGTGCAAAATAATTACATTCCATCTACTTTTTGATTCATGTAGCTTCTTAGCCCAATTTCGCGGTTTGTATGGAATGATTATTTTCACACATAAAAATTTATTCCCAACTAATGGTAATATTATTCTTCTCTGTATCTTCACCAGAAAGTAACTGAATATCATGGTTAAGATTCTTCATCAGATTGTTAAGATCAACTAAACGTTCATCATCCAATTCCTTTCCAGCAATTGCTTTAATAGTTCGATCTCTTAGCTCTTTCATTCTTTGAACAACTGGTTTGATTTCTTCCTGATAACTCTCAGTTCTAGTAACTTTTGTAGGTGATTCAGAAACTGTTTGAGAATACCCTTGTTTCCTGATAATTTCTCCCAAAACCACCTTCTGACCCTTTCTGACTTTGCTTATAACTGCTCTAGCGACTGCTTTTGCGTTTTCTGATGGCATAGTTTTTGATTACCCTCTTCTAATAATTTGTTTAGAAAAGCCAAGTGTTCCACTACTCCTTCCCCGCCTTTTCTCCTTTCCCAAAACTTTATATAAACTGGCAAGTCTGTAGTAACAAATTTTTCTATTTTTTTTATTTTTGACACAAATGATTTTTTATACATGGCATAAATTACTTTATTTCTGCTACCAATTTATCCAATTTTAGATACTTGGCTTTTTTAGACTTCTTCTTTCCTTGGAAATATCCGTAGAAATTGAATATGTAACCCTTAAAAACTCCATTTTCTTTATACTCCTCTACAGTTGGGGGAAAATCAGGTGTATACCCTTTTGCTCTAATTTCTTCTTCAAAAACCATCAATTCTGTACTTAGTAATTTGCGAGATAGTTTTTTAGGAAAAGTCTTTATTTCTCCCCATCTACATATTGGTCTAAGCATAGATATGAATTTAAGTTTTAATAATTTCCTTATTTTAGGGATAAAGCCCTCGAGTACTGGCTCTATCTCTATGTTAAAAAACTATTTAAGAACCTCAGTTAATTCCTCCACTACCTCATCATCCACAGAAGGAAAACCAACTTTTTGGCTGTATTCTATAAAATATTTTTTAATCAATTCTAAGTTTTTAGGTTCTATAGTGATATCTAACTTTTTTTCAACAATTTCTTGAGATTGTTTTTGGACAGAAATAAATGAATCTATAAGTGTTGAATTGCTAGCTAAAATACTATCGATTCTTTTATTATATTGTTCCTCTGTCTCTCCTTCCTGAATAGGAAATTCGTTTTTAAAATTGCTTTTTTCACTGTTAACACTTTCATTATGATTTTTTATAATCTCATTTAGCTTATCTTCACTTTCTTGCTCAAAACCTTTTACATTTTTTGAAAAACGAAAACGTTGTGACGATTCTTCATTGTTTAATCTTCTTAATGAAAGTTTTTCTTTTCCTTGTTCGTCAAGCTCTTTTTCTCCAGTATAAGCAAGAAAATGTTTGATTAACTTAATTGCTCCAAATGATAATTCCATAACAATTTTAAATTAACATTTTTTTCCACCTTTTTTCTTTTTGGCCATATATTTATATTAGTACTGGCGGGTAACAATTCTAGAATTTCCGCCATCCAGTATTCAATTCTTCTAATCCGACAAAGTGAGAAAATACCTACTATGTGGCTAGAATGAATAATTAACTGCCAGCAATAATTAAGTATTAAGCTGATCTATTTTGGTGGTA